GCGGTATTCAGTCCGCCCTGGGCGGTGATCTTCACCACGACGGAGAAGGCGTTCGTCGGGGAGCCGTCGACCGTCATCGTGCCGCCGCCGTCGCCCGTCCGGGTGATCTCGCCCAGCTCGCCCGCCGTAGTGGCGGAGACGGGGAGGCAGTAGATACGGTTCGCGCCGAACTGGACGGAGTCCATCACGGCGTCGGCCAGGGGGGACAGGCCGAGGCGGCTCTTGATCTGCGCGGCGTCCATGGCCCCCGTCACGATGATGGGGGTGTCAGAGACCACGGGGGAGACGCCGATCTTGAGATGCCGCCCGTCGCCCGTGGCGGTGGCGAAGCCGAGGTTCTTGTCTTTGACTTCGTGCTTGACGTCTCGGAGCATTACTTCCCCGCCTCCTTCTTAATTGCCCCGCTCATGGGGGCCGAGGTGAACCTCTCGACCGCCGCGAGGAACTCGGCCTCGGTGACGGTCTTCCCGGGCTTCCAGCCTTCGGCGGCGCATACGCCCGCGAAGACGGCCCGCTTGACATTCTTCTCGCTGCGGAGCTTCTCGATCGTGAAGACCTCCGGGGCCTCCGCCCCGGGGCTTGCTGCCGGCTGCTCCGTCTGGCCCAGGGCCACGGCCCCGGCCTTCTTCTTTTCAGCCATTGACAGGCTCCTTTCCGTTGCTTTTTTCGATTGTTGTGATCTCGACGTGAGAGAGCGGGGCGAAGTCGGTGTCCCTGTATAGGCCGCCCTGGAAGGTGATCGCCACTTGAACGGCGACTTGAGCCTTGAGTATGGAGTCGTCCTTGTTCACCCAGTCCGCGCCCTCCACCTCGACCGGGACGAAGTCTCCGTTGACGTAGATGCCCCGGTCGAGGCTTGCGAGGAACTTCTCAAACATGGCCTCGACGGCGTCGTCTGTGTAGTCGCCGATCGTCACGGTGAAGGTCAAGTTCCGATTGAAGACCTTCCGCCTCTTTTTCTGCGCTCCCTGTTGGTCTCTGTAAAGTGTTTTGGAGCCGTTTCGGGAGATGGTCTCTTGCTCGAATATGACCGCGCCGACGTGACTTTCCTGACTTTTCTCGAGGCCCTTGATGGTGGTGTAGGGCTTGGACTTGAGGCCCGCCGCCTTGAGCTTCTCGAGCAAGTACGCCTTGCTCTCGGTGTATAGTGACACGTTACTCGCTCCCCTCTATGAAGTCCTCGACGGTGGCCTTGATCTCCTGCATATCCTCCTCCGAGAGGCCCAGGAAGGGCCGGGCGGGGATTTTGACCTTGACCTGTTTCTTCGTGACCCATTGACCGCCCACCTGGAAGCGGAGCCCCTTCCGTGTCTTCGCCCGGATAGTCCGCCCGGGCTCGCCGAATTGGTGCGTCGCTGCGTGTTTGGTGTTGGTGCCGACCGCGAAGCCCTTCTCGTCCGAGTAGGACTTGATGGAGTTTCGGAGCTGCGCGGTGTCGATGAGGGTCTTCCCGCCCACGGTTGCGGCCCGGATGGAGGTCTTCCACCTCTTGCCGTCCGGGCCCTTGCTTTGCCGGAACCGCTCAAGCGTAGACTCTCGGGCGGTCTCGGCGAGGGCTGCGTTGAGGTTCTTTCGGTCGAGTTCCGAGTAGGCCCTCATCCTGCGAAGCAGCGCGGAGACGTCGCCGTCGAGCCGTATGCTTGTTCCTGCCATGGGATTACATCCCCTTCATGCTGTTCCGGCTAAAAAGCCGGGGATTTGATCTCGCCGCAAAGCCTGTCGCGGCGGCGGAGGCCGGGTCGTCTCCGTCCTCCCCGGTGCCGATGTTGACCTTCCCCTCGGCGACGAGGGTGAGGAACTTGACCGCCGCATTGTAGCGGTTGAGGTAGTTCTTCTCGGCCTCACCCTCGTCAATCCCGATACGGGAGTAGAGGTTGTAGATCGCGATGTCCTTCGAGAACTTGTTCAACACTCTCGGAACCGGGTCAAAGGGGACTTTGTAGCGTTTGGCGAGGTAGCCGTCGATCTCGGCGTCGGCGTCGCCGATCGCCATGTCGATGATGGGGCCGATCTTCGCCTCGCGCTCGGCCTCGTCCTCCTCGAAGGTGTCGCCGATGATGGCGTTGAGGGCGTCGTCCTTGAGCATTTCGCGGACTTCTGCCCTTGTGCTGTAGCTCATGGAGCTCCCTCCTTATGTGGGGCTTACGCCTTGGCGCTGCCGTCGCTGCCGTAGGCCATCTGCCAGAACCCGAAGCCCGCGTTCCCCCGGCTGTCCGCGCCGTAGAGGAACTGCTTCTTCATGAAGACGTTGTCGTCGGTCTCGGCGGTCTTGCTCACGAACTTCGCCTTCTTCCGCTCCTGGTAGATGAGGGGCTTGAGGGGGCGGGAGGTGGAGAGCAAGAACCACGCGGAGTCATGCCCGGCGAGCTGGGGGACGACGAGGGGCTTCGCGGTGCCCTGCATCGTGTTCCTGCTGCCGTTGATGAAGTCGGCGACGAGGATGTCCCGGGCCTTCGCCTCGAGGGCAGGCGGGACGACGAGGGTGTCGGGGACGATGTTCAGCGCCCGGCCCTTCGTGTTGGTGAGGCTCATCATACCCGCCCGGGCCGCGATGTACGCCTCAAGGGAGAGCTGCGCGGTGCCCTTGTTGGAGACGGTGTTCTTGCCGACCTGATGGGCATCGGAGAAGAAGGGCTTCCCGTCGTAGCACTTCGCGGAGAAGCCGGAGGCCAGCAGCGCGAAGACGAGCTCGTCGGGGTGCATGGCGGCGGACTGGGCGAGCATCTCGATCGAGGGGTTGTAGAGGCTGATCTTGTCGTCCTCGATCGCGTTCCGGTCAATGCCGACCGTGAGCTCGAAGTCCCTGTTCTTGATGACGTAGCCGGAGGCGGCGAGGTTCTGGATTTCGCGGTCGCCGATCCACTCCCTCATTCCAGGGATGTCCCCGAGCCAGGCGTAGGTTTCGGCGTCCGTGGTGGACGGGGTGACGGTGGCGATCTGCTTGTAGAGCGGCTCGACGGTGTTGAGGGCCTTGTTGAACAGGGTGTTAAACCCGACATAGATGCCCCTCAAATTCTGGGGATTGACAATCATGATCTAATTCCTCCTAATTCTCGGATTTCAGGACGCGGCGGCGGGGGCGGTGTAGCCGAAGCCCATCTCCACGGCGACGCCTTCGTCGTCCACTCGGACAACGAGGCCAGCCACGGACGCGCCCGTCGCGGTCTTGGTGACGGTCTGATCGTCTTCGATGTAGCACGGGCCCAGAATGTCGCCAGGGCCGACCTTGTTCGCGGCGGTGCTGCTGTTGTCGAAGACGAAGACGCCGCGCCTCACCCGGACGACGGCCTCGCCGTCCTTCCCGGCGTTCTCCACGGTCTCCTCGGCCCGGCCCGCCGCCTTGAGCGACGCCGCCTTCTTGCCGGGGATTGCGTAGCCATCCGCGTCGATCACAACGATGGAGCCCTGGAAGATCGTGGTCGCCGCCTTAACGGGGAGCACGATCGAGGTCGCGCCGCCCGCGATCTCACTTGTGTCTCTCGGTGCTGTCAATTTTGCCATGGTCTTACTCTCCCTTCATTCCGTACTTCTTGACGTCCTCGGGGCTGATGCCGAGCTGCTTGCACACAAGGAGCGTCGCCTCGTCGACTTCGTCAGCCTTGAGGGCCAAGGACGAGGAGCCGCCCACGTCGCCCATGGGGACGACCTGGGGAGCCTTCTCAACAAAGCCCCGGAAGTCGTCCAGGCTCTTGAGGGCGTAGCCCTTCGCCCAGTCCCGCTGTGCCGGGGTGATCTTGCCCGCCTTGAGGGCCAGCTCAACGGCCTCCTCGGCGTCCCGGTCGGCGAGCTTCGCTTCCAGGCTCTTGACCTGCTCCACGAGGTTGACGCCGCCGATGTTGCCGCCCTTCAGGGCCATGATCGCCGCCGCCACGTCGGCGGTTGCCGCCCCGGCCTTGAGGCCCAGCAGCTCGCAGACCTCCTTGTTCGCGACGACCTTGTCATCCTCCGGGGGCTGCTGCTTTCCTGCCTCGGCGGCGCTCTCCTTGAGGCTCTTGTTCTCCTCGAGGCAAGCCTTGAGCGCCTCCGTGACCTGTTCCTCGGTGGCATCCTCGCCCAGGCCCAGCAGCGCCGCGAGCTTCTTCATGAACTCGTTCATGGTGTTTTGTCCTCCTTCTTCATAGTCCAGTGAGTTGACGATCGCCTCCATGTGCTCGATCGCCGGGGTGTTTGTGAGGGCGATCGAGTGGAGCCCCGTCGCCTTGTTGTCGGCCTTGCGGACGGTGATGACCGGGGAGAGGTAGCGATACTCCCGGCTCTCGAGGTATGCCTTCGCCTTGTCCGTCCACTCGACCCGCGCCTTGATCTGCCCGTCGCTGAGAAAAAGCTCCTTGACCCATCCGGCGGCGGGGGCCTGTTCCCCGGTGAGGGTCTGATGCTCATAGTCGACGACGAGGTCGACGCCGCGCTGGGCAATCTGCGCCTTCATGGCTGCGAAGCTCTCCCCGTCGACGTCGAACTCCCCCTTCGCGCTTTTGACGTGGCCCAGGGGGAGCACGGAGATGATCTCCGGGGCCCCGCCGACCTCCATCTCTTTGCTCTTGAGGGTGAGAAAGTCGTGCATCTGCTCTTGTCCTCCTTCGTCTGCGTCGTGTCGCCGTCTGTAACGCCGTTAAGAGGCGTTATAACGGCCCGTTCTTGCCTACCCCGTGAAATTACCCTCCCGACGCCCCTCGCGCTTCCTGGGCCCCTCTATGGGTTTATGGCGGGGCCTCCTCCTTTTCCCGGTTTTGGTATGCCTTCACGAGCGCGTCGGGGTAGCCTTTGAGGTCGGGGGAGAACTTCACCTTCGCCGGGTTGGTGCCGAAGTGGGGGTCGGGGGCGATCGCCGGGAACTCGTCCTCCAC